ACAAATTAATGGTTTCTATCCTAATAATAGTAGATACATTTACGTTGATTCTATAACTAACGAGACACCTAATTATTTAGATTCCTCAGGCACTAGAACCAGCGAAGCTTATACTGCTTCTTTACCCTTAATTTCTAGTGGTAATTTCCATGATGCTACTGGTAAATTAAATTATGGTTCTAGTTTTGTTTCATCGTATTATGATAAAGCCACAAGTGCTACCCTTACCCAAGGTGTTAGAGCCGATAATTATACCCAATCTCTCCAAATTTTAGGCAACACAGATTTATACAATTATAACTTAATTTGCTTCCCAGGTATTACAACCCAACAAGGAGGTGTTTCATCTACTGTAATTACTACAGCAATTACTAATGCTGAGGAAAGAGGTGACCATTTAGTTATATTTGATACATCAAACTATGATAGCCAATTAAACGCTGTAGCTAATAGAACAGATGCTTATAATAGTAATTATGCTGCTACTTATTGGCCCTGGGGTCAAGTAATAGATCCTGATACGGGCCAAAGAGTATTTGTTCCTGCTTCAACAGCAGTAATTGGAGCTTATGCGTTTAATGACAAATTAGGTGAAACTTGGACAGCTCCCGCAGGTATTAATAGAGGATTGTTAGGTAACGTTATAAGAACAGAAAAAACGTTAACCAAAGCTGATCGTGATACATTATATGATGCAAGAATTAACCCACTTGCTACATTTGCTGGGTCTGGGATTGTTGTATTTGGACAAAGAACCCTCCAAAAAGCATCCTCAGCATTAGACAGAATTAATGTTAGAAGATTGCTAATTTCTCTTAAACAAGAAATTGGTAGCATTGGAAGAACGTTAGTATTTGAAAACAATACAACTGCTACTCGCAACAACTTTGTTTCTAGAGCAACAGCATATCTGGAATCAGTCCAACAAAAGCAAGGCGTATACGCATTTAAAGTAGTAATGGACGACTCAAATAACACCCCATCTGTAATTGATAGAAATCAGTTAGTAGGCCAGGTGTTTGTTCAACCAACTAAAACAGCAGAATTCGTAATTCTTGACTTTACATTGTTACCAACAGGAGCTGAATTCCCTGAATAATTTAAAAAATCGAATATTTATAATCACACAATATTTATAATAAAGAACAACATTAAAAACAACATAAAATGGCAGTATTAGATCCAAATGAAATTTTCTTTACGGCTTTTGAACCCAAACAAGCCAATAGATTTATCCTCTATGTAGATGGATTCCCTTCTTACCTTATTAAGCAGTTTAGTAGCTTTAACATTGAAAATGGTGAAGTAATTCTTAACCACATCAATGTTGACAGAAAAATAAAAGGTAAGTCTAAGTGGAGTGATGTAACTCTTAATCTTTATGATCCTGTAACTCCTTCTGGAGCCCAAGCAGTAATGGAGTGGGTAAGGTTACACCACGAATCAGTAACTGGTAGAGACGGTTATTCTGATTTCTACAAAAAAGACGTAGTAATTAACGTTCTTGGTCCTGTTGGTGATGTTGTTTCTGAATGGGTTCTTAAAGGTGCATTTATCAAGACCGCTACATTCCCTGAATTTAACTGGTCAACTGAAAACACAGCAGTTGAGCTCCAGGTAGCATTAGGAATTGATTACGCAGTATTGAACTTCTAATATAGTCAAAAATAATAAAGCAAGGGTACCTTTATGGTACCCTTCTTGTTTTTTATATATTTATATCAAACAAATCAAAAGTTATTAAAATGAGTGACGAAAAAAAGTTTAAATTTCCAACGGAAATGATAGACCTACCTTCAAAAGGTCTTGTTTATCCCTCGGATAATCCTCTTTCTAAAGGTAAAGTCGAAATGAAATATATGACTGCCAAAGAAGAAGATATCCTTACCAACCAAAGCTACATTAAAAATGGTACTGTAATTGATGAGTTATTAAAAACTCTTATAGTATCTAAAATTAATTATAATGATCTTATAATTGGTGACAAAAATGCTATTATGGTAGCAGCTCGTGTTTTGGGTTATGGTAAAAATTACACCTTTACTTATGGGGGTGAAGAGCACACAGTTGACTTATCTCAAATAGATCCTAAACCATTTGATGAAAATTCCATTACTAAAGGTAAAAATGAATTTACATTTACTCTTCCCAATTCAGGCACTGAATTAACTTATAGAATTTTAACTCACGGAGACGATGCTAAAATTAATGCTGAAATAAGAGGAATTAAAAAATTAAATAAAAATGCTAGCCCCGATGTATCTACAAGGTTAAAGCATATGATTACATCTGTAGACGGAGATGTTAGTTCTAAAACTATTAGAGAATTTGTAGACACTTATATGTTAGCAATGGATGCTCGCGCATTTAGAGAACATATTAGAACTACTCAACCAGATGTTGATTTAACTTTTGAAATAGAGGGACCAGATGGTGATGTCAAGGATATTGACATTCCCATCGGCCTCAACTTTTTTTGGCCTGACGCCTGAATATAGAATGAATGTATTTACCCAAATCCACGAAATAGTATTTTATGGAAATGGGGGATACGATTGGCATACTGTATACAATATGCCTATATGGTTGCGGAAATTTACTTTTAATAAGATAAATGAACATTATCAAAAAGAAAAAGAAGCACATGATAAAGCGGCAGGTCAAAGTAGCAACTCAACTACAGTTATAGATTCTGATGGTACTGTTAAAGCACCAGAAATGATGAAACAAGCAGCGACTTCATACAATACGAGGGCATCAAAAAAATGATGCCCTCCCATATTTATCACTATAACCATGGCTAGTCAACAAGACATTAATAATCAAGACGAACTTAACAAAAAATTAAGGGAAACTGAAGCTGAACTTAATAGAGTTAAAGCTGCCCAAACTGATCTTCCTGAAACTTTTAAAGACTACAGGGATCTTGTTACAGCTATTAATGAAGAACTAGGTAAAAAAGTTAACAGAGTTAAAGAAGCCAGTTCAGGATATAGTGCTTTAACTAGTATAGCCCAAAAATTCCAAAACCAAGAGGAAGAAATAACTCGCCTTACAGACAAAGCTTTAAGTGCTAATAGAGAAAAAACCAAAGAATCACTTAGAGAAATCCAAGCTAGTGCCGATCAGTTAGTTATAGATAAACAAATTTCTACACTTGATAAAAACGGTGTTGAACTTTCCCAAGAAGCTTTAGCCGTAAGACTTCAAAGTTTAGTATCTGCTAAAAAACTCACAACGGAAGAAAAAGCTCTTTTACTTGCTCGCCAAGCAGGATTTGAAGAAGAGAAAAAACTTGCAGATTTAATTGATATTGAAATAGCTAAACGCGAAGAATCTAATCGCTTAATGGGTGTAGCAGGGGGTTTAACTCAAACTCTCACAGGTCTTTTAGGTCCTTTAGCTGATAATTTAGGCCTTAAGGAAGCAGCTGAAGATATGCAAAAAGTGGCTGATAGAGCAGCTGAAACTGGGGAAAGTTTTGGAAAACTTAAAGTATTAGGAGCTGGAGTAAGCTCGATATTTGGATCTTTAAGAGAAACTCTAACAGATCCTACTGTTATTTTTGGAGCTTTATTAAAAAGTTTTAATGACTTTGAAACAGCTAATAGAGAAGTAAGACAACTCACAGGCCAAACAGCAGACAATGTTTCTTCTATGAACATGTCTTTAATGTCTGCTACAGATCAAGCTAAGACTATTGGTTCTTTATCAAAAGAAATTGGAATTAATGTTAATGCCGCATTTGGTTCTGATACTATTGTAGCAGCTAGTGAATTAACTAACCAGTTAGGAGTTAGTGAAAAAGCTACAGCTAATTTAGCCCTAAGAGCTGAAGCCTTTGGTGGAAGTCTAAAAGGAGCTGATAAAACTATGTTTAGTACAGTTGCTAACTTTAACAAAACTAACAAATCCGCAGTTAATATAGGAGCTGTAATGGAAGATGTAGGTAGTGCCTCTGATGCATTAGCATTAAGTTTAGGGGGTAGTACTGAAGAATTAACTGAAGCAGCTGCGGGGGCCGCTAGGTTAGGACTTAATTTGGCCCAAGCTGAAGGCATAGCTGATAAACTACTTAATTTTGAACAATCCATCCAGGATGAGTTGGAAGCTGAATTACTTACAGGTAAACAAATTAATTTAGAAACAGCTAGACAAGCTGCATTAAATAATGACATAGCTACTTTAACAGAAGAAATTGGTAATAACACCCAAATTATGGAAGCCTTTTCTTCTGGTAATAGAATTCAACAAGAATCTATTGCTAAATCTTTAGGAATGTCTAAAGATGAAGTAGCTAAAATGATTCTTCTTAAACAAAAAGAAAACGGACTTACTGATGAACAAGCTGCTAAAGCTGCTGGGTTAAGTTTAGAAGCAGCTAAACGTTTAAGTACTCAAGAATCTATTAGTAAATCTATAGAAAAACTTACAACAGCAATTGCTCCCTTATTAGCTAAAATAGCAGATTTTGTAGCTATGATTACTAATAATAGTGCAGGATTAATAGGTACTTATAGTGTTTTAGGCCTTGCGCTATTTCCTAAATTAGCATCTGCTGCTGGGGGGTTTCTAGGTAATATCAAAGAATCTGTAACTTCAGCAAGAGACCTTGTAAGTAATATAGGACAAGCTATAGGTAACTTTAAAGATGCCGGAAAAGAGGGGGCAGGATTTTTCGGCAAGGTAAAATCCATGTTTAAAGGTGGAGATAAAGTCGAAGCAGCCTCAGAGGTTAAAGATGCTGCAAGTGATGTATCTGATGTGGCTGGTAAAGTAGGTGATGCTTCGGATACATTGGGGGGTCTTAACAGCAAAAACATTAGAAAATTTTTCCAAGATTTAGCAGCAGGTTTACGCTCTATGGGTAGTGCTAAAGTATTAGCAGGTATTGGTAACATGGTATTATTTGCTCCTGCTGCTGTATTATCGGTAGCTGCTATTCCATTTTTATCATTTATGGGTCTTATTAAAATGCCTTTTTTAAGATCTAATTTTAGTGGTTTAGGTCAAGGTTTAACTTCTATGGCAACTGCCTTACCTGGTGTTGTTGCACTAGCATTATTTGGACCCGCAGCTTTATTAGCTTCTCTATCACTTCCATTCTTAATTGCTATGGCAGTACCTGGATTTGGTGCCTTAATTTCAACTGGGTTAACTTCATTAGCAGTAGGTTTAACAGCTTTGGGAACTGCAGCTGCTACTGGATTACCGTTTTTAGCGGTAGGTCTTTTAGCATCTATAGGAGTTGCTATGATTCCATTTGCTTTTTCATTGCAACTTGTTACTCCATTAATAGAAACATTTGGTAACATATTCATTAAAGTATTCAGTGCTTTACCTCCTATTATTTCAGCAGTTGCTGAAGGTGTAGTAACTGTATTTGGGGGAATTGGAAATTTAATTTCTACTGTAGCAGAAAGTTTATTATCTTTAGCATCTCCCGAAGTAGCTTTAGGTCTTATTACATTAGCTCCTGCATTAGCTGCTTTAGGATTTTCAATGTATCCTTTAGGTGCTGGTTTAGCTTCATTAGCATTATCTGCAGGATTATTAGCGGCAATTACAGGCAGTAGTAACCCATTTGGAATGTTTGAGCAACTTGCTGAATACGCCCCAGGTATTGATATGGCATCTTCAGCAATAGTTAAAATGACTGTTGCTTTAGGAGAATTACAATCTGCTATAGATGGAGTTGATTCTGAAAAATTAAATGATATAATGAGTCCTAGTTTAGGAGGAGTAGTATTAGGATTGGGAACAGCAGCAATTCAAGGCGTAACAGATACTGTAAATTCTATAGCAGGAATATTTGGGGAAGGTGAAGGAGGGGGTGAAAATGATGCGGTAGTAGCAGAACTTCAAGCCGTTAAAGAAATACTTAACCAAATATTAGAAAAAGAAGGTAGTGTTGTAATAGATACCTCTAGAGCAGGTACAGCATTTGCTATGGGTACATCAAGACTCCAATAATTTTAAATATTTATAACCAAAACGTAAAACTCAAAATAAACAAATAACATGGGACTTTTAGACAGATTAAAATCAGGCCAATCAACATTAGGACTTAACGGAGAACAACCCCCAATTAACACTGTTGCAGGTGAAAACGGAGTTGCAACCCTCCTTTCTAGATCCGAATTAGATTTAAACGGTCAGACTCCAACTAAATACTCTGATACTGCACCCGAATCACAAGGGGGTAAAGTATAAAATATTATTAAGTGGGATTATTAGAGTTAACAACTAACTTAAGATCTCTTAAGTATGGGAGAGATCAAAAGGGTGGAGGGAGTAGTCAACAACCCTTTATCCAAACTCCTATACCTGGGTATAATGAAGAATCTAATTCTAATTCTACAGATTTTTTATTACGAAATGGAGCACTTTCTAGAAGTGTAACAGATTTAGATAGGATAAGTAAGTTTTTAACCACAGTAGATGGTGTTCTTTTTATTGCTAAACAATCCGCTCTTTCTTTACAAAACCCCCTAGTTTTAGGTCGTCCTAATAGAACTACTCCTGTAGGGGGACAGTACAATCCTTTTAATACTTTAGATCAAGTAGCTGGAAATGCTTTAGGATTTCATACTGAAAAACAAGGATTATTTCCTATAAATGATCCTCAAGAAAAATATTTTTCTATAGTTAAAAGTGAATATAATACTACTAGAACTAATAGGTTATCTATATTATATAATACTAAAATTTTAGAAACTCCCGATACTGTCCCTGATTTAGCAGCTATGGC